TGTTTAAGCCGGAATCTACTCTTACGGTAAATCTCTTTCCGTTAAAGCGGGTACATCCATTGTATTTTGTGCATGGATACCGTCTTACATCTACAGGTGATTGAACAGGGCAACATTCTCTTAGATTCTTTAATATTGCCCGCCATTCTTTTGTTTTCATATATAATCATCCCCATATTGCTGAGAAGCAAATCCAACATGCTTTGTAATAGTATTCTTATCTACTTCACAGGCAGCTTCAGCAGGCGTAGGCTTTTCTTGCTGCTTCAAAAGCTCGTGCAAATACCCACTTGCATTAAAAATAACAGCACACAGGGCTTCCTCCTGCGAATAGTTTAAGTTGCCTTCCCTTGCCATATATCTGTGTAAAAACCACGCCTCATAAAAGTGTCTCCATAAACTTTTCATATATGCAGTTAGTGGAATTCCTTTTTGCCAGCTGTCAGATGCACGTAACTTTCCGTCTGCCTGCTTACGATTCTTGTGCATGTACTGTGCATATCGTTCTAGTACAAGTGGGCTAAGAAATCCTTCATAGTCTAGCTTATTCTCGTCGCTATCTCGTGTAGCACCTGTTGAAAATTCACGCATTAGATTGTTCCTTTATAATATTTTGTAGCCCACAAATAATATGTTCCTTTTTTTATTTGCTTGTACACTACCAGACCAGCATCTACTAAGTCATCTAGGCAATCTTTTCTCTTATCTCTAGTCATACCTAATGTCTCTTTAACTAAGTCTGGTTTTGTACAACCCAGCTCTCCATAGGAGTTAATTACATCAAACACAGCACGTGTTTCATAAGACATATCGCACATGATTATTTTAATTGGTAAACAGTAGGGTAGTATTTTCTTCCTTTTTTATCAATCCTAGTCCCCGTTCCCTCTGTACATCTACCTAATTTAACAAGAAGATCAGTGTACTTCTTTGTGGCATCTTTCTTAAATCCCGTTCTTTTCATTATTTCTTGAATAGTTTCTCCAGGATCGTTTGATTGACACTTTGCACCGAGACGTTCAAGCTCTTCACGCCACTGGTCAGTGGTTGTATTAAGCTCCATTTGCTCTTTTTTCACTCTATTGGCTTTATTTACTGCTTCTTGACATTCTTGTATCCTATGATTTTCATTAGCATAATAGCTACTCATACTACCAACCTTTCTGTCTCTGGTCTGCGAAGATTCCACAATCGGTGGCGAGTGTAAATATCTTCCCCATCCCACCTAACGAGAGTGCCACCAACTTGGGGAAGTGTTTGCCTACCACCTGCTATCTTGTAGACAAATGGTGTTTTTGCCTGCCACCCGGCGGTAGTACATGCAGTAGCAAACCCCCTGCCTGTTTGGATACGTGTTTCCACATTACGGTGCCTGTGGCTCCTAACAATGCAATCTGGTGGCCTGTTGCCCCATCTAGCAGCCTCTACAAAAGCCTGCTCTAGTTCCTTATGTACTGCTGAGGTCTCGTAAGCGAGCGAGCCAGCGGTTCCTATGTGATGACTCAGGTGAACTAGGCCCCCATCACTCCCACCAAGCTCAAGCCATAGCTCCCAGCGGGCATACCTGCCGTCCTTGTCTGGAATAGCCCCTAACTCTTTGGCAAGCCTCTCTTCTTCCTGTCCACTTGGTCCAACATGTGCCTCTGTACCCCTAATGTGGTAGTATCTTCCTTCACATACCTTAACAACTGGACTTAAACATTCGTAAGCAATACGCCCCTGGTCTGTGAGATTTTGACTAATTTGAGTAACAGCCCTGTGGTGTATTCCGTCAATAGCGTCACCATTCATTACTACGGCAAAAGGTTCTCCCTTTGTTGCTTGCGGAACCCACTCATCCCAAAACTCAGCCCATCGTTTCATTATATCAATCTGTAACTCAGACGGGATGTACTGCCCACCATCGTCTAGTTTAGGAACCCCACTACATAGTCCAACCTTACACCCACAGTGCGTATCAGATACTACGATCAAGTTGCTAATTGGTTTTTGTTTTTTTCGTGCCATTGTTACTCCTGTGATATAACTTTTGAGAAATCGTTAATGTTTTCTTTTAGCCATTCACTAAAAACTTCCTCTAGTAAAGTATAATCGCGTATTTCTTCAAGTAAGGAATTTATGGTTTTTATTAGTGAAGGAGCTTTCATCCGTCTTCTTAATGCTGACCTACACCGTAAAAGTCCTTGATACACTAGTTTACGGCCACTATTAGTTTTCATAGCATCACGAATTTGTTCTAAATCATGGCAACGAATTGTATTTTCTAGTTCCGTGTTCATCACTCCATCCTTTCTAAACAAAGTATTAGTCTGGGACAATCCTTGTCAACATCACATAAAAGCTCTTCTCGTCTCATGTATTCTTGTGTATCATCTGGAACCACCCCTGCATCAACAATACCATCGTACACAGACTTCAACGATCCCATTGCATTGTCTATATCTCTTCGTCTGTTTGTTTTGTAGTACAGAACTGGCATTACTTTTACCTTTTTCCAAGGCAATGTTTCAATCTCTTCTGCGTCAATGGCTTCTTTTGTAAGCCTCCTAAACCTCTTGCGTGAAGCAGCTACCATAAAGCGTCCTCCTAAGCCACCTACGGTAAAATTAGGCGATAATACTTTAGTTGGCAGTGGTATTACTATTGTGAGGCTTTCTTTTTGCATAGTGTTCTACCGACCAATATTTAGCTACCTTATCTCCAAGTTCAAAGAATATCTCTCCTCCATAAAGTAAGTCTTCAATCAAGTCTTGCCTTTGTCTCTTGTTGGCCCATCTTGTTTGCTGAGTAAGCTCCCCTCTTGTGATACCCTCTACACCAGAGTTGTTTATAATATGGTATAGCTTTCTCTTGTTTCTTTCTGTTTCATTTGACACAATCTCAGGGGCAACAAATTCTGTGAAGTCTGATAGCAAGTGTCTAACAAGGTCACATGCGTAAGTTGCTGCTTTGATTCCAATAGTGGGTTCACTAAAGGACATTCCAGCGGAAATAATGAGAGCAATTCTACGAGCGTTTTCTTCTCCCTTGGCCCATAAACAAGCAAGTTGCGGATTTTCTCTTCCAAACTTACTTGTTTCCCTATCAAATTGGACAAACACATCTTTTGCTTCATTAGTAGTTTTTACTGTTACTTGTTCTGGTGGTTGCTCGTCATAATATGGGGTCACATACTTAAGTATATCTTCTTCTGCTTGCTTTTCTGGAGCAAACTCATACCATTTTCTAACTTGCTCAATAATTGATTGTGGTGGCGGCTCTTGATTATTTACTAATCTACTTTTTTCCGGGACTTCATCTGATCTAAATACCAAGCAGCGAGATAGCCAGCCGTCTTGCAATTCTTCTGGGGATATGCCCTTAACAAATCTTTCTGGAGTAGACGTTCCATATACGCAACAACAAGGCTGTATGATGGTTCGTTGTTTTTCTTTTTCCGCATATTCACGTCCTAAGTATACGCTTCCTGCACATGAATACAGTTTCATCAATAGCGAAACAACCATTACGTGATTTTTACTAAGTCCTGAGCGGATATGGGACAGTAAATGTCCGACCTCATCCCAAAGAAAGAGTGTACAAGGAGATCGAGAAAGACGTTCTTCGATACTTGTATCTGAAGCAATATAATCTCCCCCAAGTAAATCCACGGTCCCAGAAATGGAGCATAAGTTCCGTAGTTGGGTAATAGCATGTTGTTTACCTGCACTTGAGGGGGCAACGCCCATGCAGTATAAGTTTGTTCTGCTTCCAAGCTCATCTTTCACCTTTCGGCCAATCAATGCTCCACAAAATACTAAAGATGCAGCCAATGACAGAAGTGGTTGTGATCGAAGTGATGTTTGGTTCAACCATTGGCAGATTTCTCCTACTAGTCCAGGTGGATTACAAAAGTAGTTTAATTTAGATAAGGAAACTTTTGTATTTTCCGTAGTACATTTTCTGATTCCACAAAGCAAACTATCAATATCCACAATGCAACTAAAAGATTCAACACTATCATTTAACAACCATCCTTTCGGTTTATTTGATCCAAGTTTTCTAGCCTCTGAAATTTTTCGTCTGAAGTCTTTTTCATCTTTTTGGTCTGCCAAGTCCCAAGGAGGAACGCAACGTGGGTTGTACTCCTCTGCTAGTATACTATACGCTTCCTGGTCTGTCAAGTCGAATCCATTCACTAATCGGCTTGCTGCATAAAGTAGCTTTCCGTGCCCTCCTTGGCCCTGCACGGCAGGGTCGCAAGTTTCTAGGTAAGCTGAGGCACGTTTTATTACATCGTCTGGCTGCATTTTGCAGGTGTCTGGGACATTCAATAACTTGCTCGTCGTATCGCATTTTTCCCCCGGTCGCATGAATTCAGGAAACTCAGTTAGCTCAATTTCCCAGGGGGAGCATCCTTCAGCCCACTTATACTGCTCACCATTTGGATGAATAGACGGAGCAAGGATTACATAGTATCCTTCTCCTCTGATGTCGATTCCTGGAGCAAAAAAGTTTTTGTTGGCCGGTGAATTAGCTGACTTAAACAAAGAATGGAATCCCCCGCTTCCTGTATCTTGCTTACAAGTTGTCGGCAAAGCTGGAAATTCCTTGAGTGAAACAATTCCGTTTGTATTTCGCTCTGGAGAAATGTCAACGTCGATAACATAGAAGCCACTTCTTGATCCACAAGCACAGCCAATGTTCGCTTCTGGCCATCTTGCCCACCATCGTTCAATTTGTTCTTTGTCTGTTGCGGCATCTTTTACACCATGAGATGTTAGTGGTTCTTTGCCTCTTGGTCGGCATGGAAATATATGCCATCCAAGCTCGGCATAATCTAGTGCTGCTTGAAGTAATTTATTTCCCATTAAACTTCCTTGTTGTACCCTACTATTTCATAATACTTTTTGTTTCGTCTTACAGTAATCGTTTTTGTGTACTCAAGCACGGCCTGAGACAAAAACATATTCTCAAGAGCTTCGTTTACTGTAACCTTATGGTCTTGTTTTCCAACTCGTTCTGAATACCATTTTTGTGCTCTCTGTCCGGCATACCCTTCATGGTTCAAGCAAATCCATTCTCTGAACATGGACATGCCTGATCTATATTGTACCTTAATTGAGTCCGGTTGTCCAGGTTTAACATGCCGGGCTACATATACAGCCTCTACCTTTACTGTCTCAGGTTCGTTCGATAATATAGACTTGCTACTTGCTTTATCGCCATGCAGTCTTCGTTCCCGCTCTTTTTGCTCAAGTCGCTCGACTTCTTGCTTTGGGATTTCCCACCCACACTGGGGACATCTTCTGATTGCTCGGCTGAAGGACTCTCTACAGTTTTGGCATGTTGCTTCAATAACTGTATGTCCTTGTCCAACCAAATCAATAGGACCGTGTTCATCAATACAATTAGCAAAATCGAGCACAAGGCAGTCTTGCTTCCCAACGAACAATCTAAGTCCACGGCCAACCATCTGGCTGTAAAGCCCAGGGCTAAGAGTAGGACGAAGCAGTACAATACAATCAATATTCGGTGCATCGAAACCCTCTGTTAAAACATTTACATTACAAATTGCTCGTAATTTTCCAGCACGAAAATCATTTAATATTTTGTCTCGTTGGAAAGACTTTGTTTTTCCTGTAATGCAAGGAGCGTAGATTCCATACTTTCTAAGTGTATTTGAAACTTTTTCGCAATGCTCAACATCGACACAAAAGAAGACAATATGTTTTCGTTGTTCTTGGTTAATAATACTGACAGCCTCCCTAACAGCAGCCTCAACGATTGAGTTTCTGTTAGTGGCGGATGCCAACGACGTGGTAATGTAATCTCCTCTGTTATTTCGTTTAACATCTGTAAGCTCTGGCTGACACTCCCCAACTTTGCTTCTAAGTCTGCACAAGTATCCTTGCTCAATAAGCTCTGTGACCCCCGCTTCATAGCATACTTCCTTTAGAATGTGATCTTTGTGACACACAGGACCACAACCCATGCGAAAGGGCGTGGCTGTCCAGCCTACTACTTTAAGCTCTGGGTTGAAGCGTTGACAGCCCTTAATGAATGTTCTATATTTTCCCTCGCCGCTTGGAGGGATTCTGTGAGCTTCGTCAACGAAGATAAAATCAAAGGGCTGAAACTCCCCACTTCGCTTATAAATTGAGTCAATAGACGCGAACAAGATAGGACTATCAAAGTCTTTTCTTCCAAGTCCTGCACTGAAGAGACCGATGCTTGAATCACCTGAAGCCGATTTGAGCTTTTCTGCATTTTGTTGCACCAATTCTTTTCTATGAGCTAAAATACACCCTCTTACCCAAGGTGCTTGCTTTTTCCAACGGCGGATTGTTTCCGCCATTACAACAGATTTTCCACTGCCAGTTGGAAGCACAGCACATGGGTTTGTTTGCTTTGTGCATATATGAACATGGACAGCCTCTACTGCTTCAATTTGGTACGGCCTAAGTTCATACATTATTTTTAACGGTTATGTACGTCCCAAGCCAGCTTCCAATAGCATACAGTATCACCGCTCCCACATTTCCATTTATAATGAAAATTGTGGACACTATGGTACATAAATAAAGACCTACGGACAAGTTTGCAGACGATACTTTTTTATTTCTTTGAACACATATAACCAGCTTGGTCCATATTACATCTAATAGAAACCCACATATAAATGCAAAGAGTAAACAAAAAAGTTCATACATTATTTCTTGTTCTTTTTAACTTTTTCTCGTTGCTTCATTATAGTACGATTAACCTTCTTTGTAATTCCGTCGCCTGTAGATGGTTTGTTTACAAATTCATGTTTCATTTTTCACCCCAACATAGTTCCCTTGCTGAACAATACTTGCATTCATAATAATCTGGCCTACTCGAACAACGATCAAGAGGAACTTCTGATTCTATAATATCTTTCGCACGTCGCATGTATGCTTCTGCATGTATGTTATTGTACTTTACACGCTCTGTGTAAAGCTCATCTGTATTTTTGTTGACAGCAAAGTACAGTGCTCTTGTCATTCCTGTTAAGTGCATGTATACTTGCATTTGTGCATAGTGCATTGGCTTGCTTGTGTATACGCCTTCTTTTTTGAGCTTATTGAATGACTTGTCATTATGTGTCTTGCACTCAAGTACATGCCATGTCTTTGGGGCCTCTGGGATACCTAAAACCGCCCCATCAAGGTGTCCTTTGAACCGATCATCTAAAGCGGATACTTCAAATTGCTCTCCATTTTCACCAAAGGCGTGTACCTCACATCCTATTAGCTCAAGCTCTGCCACTACACGAATCTCCTCAAGTTCACCTGTTCTGAATAAGCGATAAATACGCCCTTCTATCTCTTCCTTAACCCCAACATGGTAGCAGTACCACAGGTATCTGTCGCATGTGTGGCCGATAATAGAAGCTCCGAGGTATTTGCGTACCAGTTGCTTATCCCCTTCCTCTTTGTGCTTAGCATAAATTGCTTGCACAGTTGGAGAGTCTTCATGGAGTAGGTCAGACAGTTGAGTCATTTTTTTCAAGATATGTGATTGCACGTTTCAAAATTGTTGTATTTTCTTTAAGCATCCCAATCACTACATTGCAGTTTGAACATAACCATCCCCTGAATTCCCCTGTAGTGTGGCTGTGGTCCATGTGCAACTTTCTTTTTCCTTCTTTTTTACCGCACACAAAGCAGCTTCCAGTAAAGGATTCCCTTATTTCACTTTCAGTAGCATTACAGGGCTTATGATTATATTTTATAGCAGACTTTTGTGCTGATTGTAGTGCTAATCGAAAACGGTGCTTATCATTCCATTTTTTCTGCCAAATAGAATGTTGCTCAGCGTGCTCTTCATGCCATTTTTTGTTCCATTCTTTATATCTTTCAGAATTCTCTCTAATATACTTATTATATTTTTTTAGCCGGGATTCTCGGTACTTACGATATGACTTTCTATTTGCCTCCCGAGCTTTATTTTTATCTTTGTAGGGCATTACTTGGTTTTCAGTGTCACAGATACCTTTTTAGGGGATACAGTTACATACTCAGAAATTACCCTAAATGTATCTTTATCATTCTTATAATACCAGTTGTATATTTTTTCGTCTAAGTCACGAGTAGTTTTTACTTTTATGGGAATGTTCTCTAACTCTAGCTTGCAGCATATATCTAAAATAGACTCACAGTCTGCCTTGTAGTTTAGCCCACGTTTAACAGTGACTTTTACACCTTCGGGCAGGGCTATTGTTTTTTGGCCAACATCTTCCGTAGGAACAAGAGCCGCGATTCGCTCTTCTATTGCGATTCTATCATTTGTCGCTGCTTGCTCTTTTTCTTTAGCTTGAAGAAGCTCACTGGCAAGCTCCATAAGTTGTTGTGTATCTGTCATATTAAAATCCTAATACCTCTTGGCACCAGCCTTTTTCATAGTAACTTCGCATGTACTCACGCAAATCTTTAGCATCTGGCATGGTACGTAATTTTTGCAAGTAGCTGCTTGACATTCCAGACTGCTTGTATATTTTCATTGCTCTTTCTATATTCCACATGAGGAACAATCGTGTCTGTTTATCATTGGAGTTTGCTGACTTTGCGACACAGGTGGAATACACAACGAATTCAAGCATGTATTTGACTGACTCCGCTCTGCCAACAATACACAGTTGTCGTCTTGCTTCTGATCCATTTGTATATGCAACAAACTCATCCCACACATATTCTGGGTCATTGTTCCACCATCTTTGCTGTTCTATAAGGTATATTCTGTACACATCCCCTCTAAGGGATTGTGGTATAGATCGAGCAATTTCGGAAAGGGTTGTTTGTGGCTCTTTCTGCAAAATGATAGCACAATCTCGCAAGACATAAAAAGCAGGCTTACCATACAAATTACGAAGCTGAGAATTGATACCATGTGTTCCCTCGTGTACCCAGGTTACTTTGTCCGGATCTCTGTAAGGGTGGTTAGCTGGTAAGTGTGACTCAATATCCTGTATAATTAAATCGGGATAGCTTACTTGCCGTATTGGTGCGTAATTTACAAACTCAGGGGAACAAAACCCACATAATAGCAGCGATAGGCCACCCCAAAAAACCAATAAAAAATGCCGCCGCCACTTCAATAAACCCATGCCCATTGGAATATGCATACTCTGCTAACCCTCCTCCAAACAGTGCCCCTATTAACAGCCAACTTGTAGCACATATCGTTAATAAAACAGTTTTCATTTTGTTTCTTATTTGGTAAGAAGCCACGTCCATACACTCATTAAGAAAATGATTTCACAAAACAAAACATACGGAGTTAGCTTTTCAATGTTCATATTTTTCTCCAAATAAAAGACCCCGTACCGACTCGAACGGCTCTGTAAAGCTATCTTCTGGTCGCATTTGTGCTACCAATTACAGCCAAACCTGGAGGAGCCAAGCAAGTTACTTAACCCAAGGTGGCTTGGGTCTGCCTGTAGCTTGTGTGGGCACCACGGACGGGATGTTAGGTTTCTCTTGTGTAACAGTGCTGTCAGGTTGACCACAAGGGCTATACGATCTAATATCATTTCGTCCCTCTTTATTCACCTTAACACTAGCAACACACTGTCTGCCAAGAAATTGATCTTCACTCTTTACAACCTGCACACCAACAGCATCGCCAAGAGAGCGAAGTTTTCGTAAAGCAATTTCTTGAGCCTTTTGAGAAGGATTGTGGATGTTCATCCTATCCCATAGTTTGCGGTTTTGGCAAGGACCCTCATCCAAAACAGACAGGCAAAGTTCCATGTAGTGCCCATCACCGGCCTTGGTTTGCTTAACCTCAGCTTTTTCAATCTCTACTGTGTACTTTCCTGGCGGAAGTACCTCAAAGTCAGTGGCTGGTTCATATTGAGAAGTATCAATTCCACTAGGACCAAAAACTTCTTCAAACGTAGGCATTAGTTTTCTCCCTTAAAAAATAAAGTAAACCGCACTAAAATACATCATTTGTATTCCTGTTAAAGCTCCAACACAAAACCAAAAAAAATGGGTGCTGTAACATTGACATTTTATTCTCCTTTGATTAACTTGTTAAGACCCTCTACATCAAATTGTTTTGGGGAGCGTTTTACACGTTCAAACTTTGGAAGCTCAACCCCAGCTTCACGTAGCTTTTTAGCACGAGCACGCACAGTAGTTGGTGTAAGCTTAGTAGCTTGTGCAACATTTTCTACAGTATACAACATAACACTTTCTCCTGAAAGGTTCTGCTCGACTATTTTTCCTGTGTGCAATTCAACACATACCCTTACAAACTCCGCGTTAGAAATGCGTGTATTAGGCACTACCTGACCTCCATTTTATATATTGTAATTATAGGTACAAGATTTCCACTATTCTCTTCGTAATACATGCACGGTTCAGATAAATCACGCGAAAGCTCAACCTGGTGAGCTGCCGCAAGTATTGTATCAGCAGACATGCTTTCAAAATCTTTCTGTAAGACCTTGGCTTCTTTTATAGTGTTGCAAAGAGCTAATGGTACATCGTCCATAAGAAAGTTGGCCACAACAATATACATTTTAGACTCCCATGATCCAAGTTACAAACTTAGCAACATAAAGTGTGGCAGCCATACCCCCGATAATTCCCAATACTGCTATTATAGCAGAGGATACAGCGATGTCAAGTGGTTTCATTGTTTGCTTCCAAAATTGCTGACATATACGCTTGCCAGCTTAACGGTAGCTCATTGGGTAGCTGTCCATACACGCCGCGACCCCCACATGGATAAGCCGGTGTTTTTTGTGTGTAAATAAACCGCTGTCCACCTGTATTGTCTATACCACGTTTCTTTTCTTTTCCAAACCCAATATCTTCTTTCTTTACGACTACCTTGTTTTTTGCGAATAGGATTGCATCTGCCCAACGGTACATTAAGTTAGACGCCTTTTCGTGTAAGTCAAACTGGTACTGGTCGTAACTGTCCCCTTCTGGGGAATCGAACCTCTTAATCTTCACATGACCAATAATAATTATAGCCATGTTTTTTTCGTTGCGTAGTGCGTCTAGTCCCTCTGTTAATTGACGCCATAAGTTTAATGCCTCCGTATACCCCTTGGCGTATCCTCCGCCCACTTTTTCTATACTGTCAACTGGACAAAAGTTTCCATTTTTATCAACATTGTTTTTGCAACACTCTCGCCATAGCAACGGTTCAAGGGCAGATGCAGAGTCAACTACACAAGTTTTATGCTCATGCTTTTCTTGGTATAATGAGCCAACGCAACTAAGAACATCCTGAAAAGATTGGCAGGTTGGAAATTGTGCAACCTTGATAGAGTCAATTCCTTCTTCACCTTTTACTGGAATGAAGATTGCTCCGTCGGCTTGAGAGGCAAACGTGCTCTTTCCTATTTTCTCAACCCCCAACAAAATAATACGAGGAGGGCGTAATCGTGTTCCAGTTGTAACTGAATCAAGGCTAAAACTCATCGTATCTCCAATGTTAAAACAGCATATTCTTTGTCTTCTGTAAAAACAAGGCTATCTACAATGTCCCTCATTGCTAGTTCAAGGTGCTGGTTTCTGCTTTGCAATAGAACATCTTGCACTCTACCAATGTAGGCTTCTTCTCCACCCTGTGTCACGATGTACAATTCACGTTCCATAATAAAATCTCCTTACAACCATATTATACCAAACTACTATTTTTCTGTCAAGAAGTTTCTCTAGCAAGTATTTTGCGAATTGTGCGGGCTGTCCACCTGTTACCCCTGCATGGTATACAGTCTAAATTAAGCATCTTAGCTATACTATTAGCAGTGAATCTTTGATAACTCAATATCAATTTTAATACAGTCTGCTCATGCTTATCTTCCACAAGTTTCTTATTCTCCACCCTGTACCCATAAGGTGGTCTGCCAAGATACTGTCCTGCCTCTTTCTTTTTCGCTAGCCCTCTCTTGGTATTCTTGCTTATACACTGGCGACGATATTGAGCTATGGCAGATAGTATGTTTCCTACTAGCTCCCCTTCTGGCGTAGTTCTAGGCGGAACCCCATCCGCTGTTTCGATTCTCCCACCACGCTGTTCTATTTCATTGACAATCGTAAGAGAGACAAGCATGTCTCTTGCCACCCTGTCCCACGTATCGGCAATGAAGGTAATATCTTTCTTGATGCTGTCAAGGGCCTTTGTCAACTCGGGGCGGGGGTACCTTTTGCCAGATATGTTCCGGTCAGAGAAAACATTCGTCACCCTATATCCCTTGCTTTCGCAATAGATACGACACCTTTCCTCTTGCTTTTCATTGCTAGTTGAGGTCTTGGCGTCTGGTCGGGGCGAAAACCTACAATAGATTATGGCTTGCATAGCGGTTTTCTCTGCTGGACTAGCTTCTTGTATTGCTCAATTCTTTCCTCGACTACTGGATTGTGGGAAGTTTCCCCTTCCACATCCCCTTTACTATAGTAGTACGGGATAGTCTTTATGTCAATAGTTGTCTTTAATCTAATTGCGTTATTGTTCACTAGTGATAAACCCCTTTTCTTGATGATGCTTGTAGAATCTTTCCATTCCGTGCATATCTTCTTCTGCCTCTTTCTTGGTGTCATACGGACCGCAATCTTCACATGCTGGCATGGTAATCCACCATTGCCCATTAGATTCTTTGTACACACTCATTGTGTGCAATGCCCTGCTTCAATAAGAGAGACCGCCATACGAC